CCGATAAACACTGTCTCGTATGTAGCTACTTTGCTCTTAACCGACTCATCATCTAGGAACGCGACAGACACACTTTGCTTAAGGAACCCGTACCGAACGGGAACCCGGTAAGTAATCTCTTGCTTGAATACGGAAACACCCGCCGCCGCCGCTTTTCTAAGCGCGTCCTCTTGCTTGGCGGGGTCAGCCATACGCTTAAACGTATCCGCTAGGCCGTCAAGCCCCTCTACGGACAATGAATTGCTTTTTGCCACTTGCTTTAGCCTCCGTGAGATTGACGCCGAATAGCGCCGCAATAGCCTCAGCGGGAGGCGGGCCGGACTTAACTACAGGCTCTTGCGCCCAAGGGATAAAGTCCAAGGGCTTGTACGGTGGAGTGTCTTTGGAGCGATTACAGTTTGCAATCGCGCTAGCGATAATACCCGCGCGCAAGTCCTCTATGCGGTCCCCGAACGGCTCAATCGAGTAGAACGCTATCCACTCGCCAAACTCCGCCGAGTCAATCTCCTCCTGTGCCTGTCTAACCGACTTACCTAACGCTTTAGCCAGCCGGAACCACATTAAGCGCTCCGGGCTGGCCCTTAGTTTTTTGCTGCTTCTTCCTCAGCCGCAGCACCAATCTTATTGACGTCCATAGCCGCTTTAGCAATCTCTGAGAGAGCCACAGCATTCGCGTCTTGCAGTGCGGCTACGTCCTCTTGGGTAAACATTGCGTTGTGGTCGTCGTCAACCACAGTAGCCGCAGTAATCGCCGCCTCAAAGTGCGATGCCGAACCGTCACCAGCCTTGACCGCCGCGTGGAACTCGTCGCGCACCTTACCCGTAAATTTGCGGAACTTGAGGAGCACTCCGAGGGCCTTAATTTCCACCTCTTTAACGTCAGACTTCACGAGTGCGAGGAGTTGTGCTTTATCCATTATCTAGCCTTAAAATTGGGAAGTGATTTAAAAGCGGGCCGTAGCCCGCCCCGTAGTTAGGCCGCTGGCGTAACAGTAATGTCGCCGGTAATGTCCAAGACGATATTCCCCTTGTACACTGCGTCAACCTTTGCACTAATCGGGAACGTGGACACAAATGCCGTAAAGGCAATTTTGGAAGTGTCCGACAACGTAACCGTAAAGCTCTTTGCCGTGCCCGCTTGCTTAGCCGCCAGTAGCGCCGCGTGCGATGCTTCTTTAAGGTTAATGTCCGTTGCGAGCGTAACCGAGCCCCAATCTTGCAGACCTGCGCGCCGCTCCTTAGCCGTGGACTTAAGGTTAGTAACGTCAATTTGCGTAGCCTTGCCGTCAAAGCCGGAAATGTCCGACACGTTGGTAATATCTACCAGCAATGGGGTACCCGCAGTGCCCGTATCAATTTGAATGCCCGTGCCCTGTGCGGAGAGCGCCGTAGACGTTTGAGTAGTCATTTGTAGTCCTTAATATTTGATCGAAAAATCTAGACGGGAGCCGTAGAGGAGGGTGTCCACCTCATAGAGGCTTGTGGGTGCGCCAAGAGGTACCGCTTTAACCGTGGGGTTTACTAGCGCCTGGTAGCAGTCCTCCATGAGGAGGGCCGCGCCTAATCGCGTAGCCGCCCACACGGTTACTTGCATGCGCGAGCTACGTAGCGCCTGGGCGGTGCCGTCTAGGTTTGCTGTCCCAGGACCGCCTACCGATTGGTACGTTATCCAAGGTGTGGGTGTATGCGCCGGGGCTACGTCAGGGTAGACGGAGCCGTTAGCCAAGCCGCCGAGGGCGGATACTATTACTTGCTCAGCAATCACAGCTAGCCCCCTTGGTTAGCGTTCTCCGTTACTACGAGGTCCGTGTACTCACGGGAGGCCGCGTTAGGCATAACGGAATTGATGTTAAAGGTTTGCCCGTCCGCACTGAGAGCTACAACGCGGTCACCGTTGGTAACGTCCGTGCGGTATCGAATGCGAATAGAACCCGAGGCCGTATCTACGGAAGTCCCACCGGTTACTTTCTCCACGCCTTTAAGCTGGAGGACAGCGCCCCACACTTGGGCGTATTCCGTCCATGTGTTTGTAGGCTGTCCTAACGCGTCCTTTCCCGTCTTGCGCTGCAAACTGAGGCGAGTACTTAGCGTACCGGCACGGAGGCCGGTTACGACTCGCTTAGAGGGTCTACGCGATACCATTACGCTAATGCCGGGTCGCGGTCACGGGCGAGAATGGAAACCACAGCGGGGCCAATTGGATCATTAGCCCCTTCCCGATCCTCATACAGGGATGACAATACGAGGAGGGTTGCGGTTTGAATGCGTGCGGGGTACGGCGTGGTTACGCCGTCATACGGCGGAGGGTCAGGCCACTTTAGATAGCTCGCCACAATGTCACTTGCGGCGGCTACCATCGTGGTTAGCTCTGTGTCGCTATAGTCGTCGTTAAGACGTAGCTGAGCCTTGGCTTGGTCTAAGGAGATAATGCTCACTCCGCGCTACCTCCGTCATCCGTTGTTGCGGGCTCAGCCGTGGGCGTGTTTCCAGCCCCTCCAGCGGGTTGCGGAGGTGCTGCTAGGGGGTTGGTCTTGTCTCGCTCCGCGAGGGCCGCAAGGCTGTAATTCTGCTGTTGCAAGTACGGCGTATCCCCGCCCTCAACCGGAGGGAGACCAACAGTAGCGCGGGCCTCGTTGGGCTTCATGTAACCGGCCCCGATTGCTTGAGCGTTAGCCGTGTGCTGTGCGGACTCGTCCATACGCATGAGGCCCTTGGTATCAAACTTGAGCGAACTATCATCGGGGAGGTTAAGCCCGTCATCTAGCAGTAGTTCGATAGACTCAAGGTACGCTTGCAAGCAATCCGAGTAATACATAGACTCGTAGATTGCGGAGCTATTGGCGGTACGTGAGCCGGTATCGAGGCCGATCTTATGGCCTGGTACGTGAAAGCATCGCGCTACGTCCTCAGCCGTCCATTTAAGTTGCTCAATGGTTTGCGCGTCCGCGCCGCTCATTGTCATGTGGGTAAGCGTCAGACCATCACCGCCCACCATGACCTTACCCGCGTTATTGCCGCTATAGCCGCTCTCTACTTGCGCCTTAAGGCGTGCCGCCGTCTCGCTGCTAATAGCAGCCGGAGCGGACATGAACACAGAGGGGCGGGCCGCATTGCTAAAGAACGCCGCGCTATTGGTAGAGATCGCGTTAGACAGCGTAGCGGATGCCGCGCACGCCGCAATAGGCGTCATGCCGATAAGAGGATGCCAGGAAGTCATACCCCGGTCATGGATCATATCCCGTGCGGGGACTACCCACGCGTCCAGCGGGCTAACCTGTAGTGGACTCATTGTGATTTGGTAGAACACCGAGCCGTCAGGGGCCACCAAAGGGACAACATACCGAGGGTTTAGCACGTCCATTTGAATTACTACGCCCATGCTGTTGCGCGTCAGCAATATAAAGGCGTTACCGTGAGTCAGCTTACTTCCTATCCAAGTCTTAAAGAATTGGAACCGCGTTTGATACGGGTTAGGCTTACGCAGTACGTTTGTGTATCGCGGAGCCGCCGACTCTTGCCACACACCGTCAATTAGCTTCACGTACTTGGTGCGTAGCTTGGCTACGTCAGAGGAGATAAGGTCTACACACGCGAACACGGCGGAGCTAGCAAGCATTCCATCGCGGGTAGTAAGGGATTGGTTTTGTTGCCAAGCTCCCATGTATGGCTCGCGGATAAATCCGGCTGAGCCACTAGACGCTATGGCGGTACTTCCGATAGGTAAAGCGTTACGTTTGAACCTTCGCAGACCGTCGAGAGCCTTGGTTACGATATTCGCCATTAAGCCTCCTTACGAGGACGGCCACGGCGCGGCGTAGCCGGTTGCTCCGTTGGCTCACTTGCTTCCGTGTGCGTCTTAACGTCGCCCGCGATATACAGCAAGCGGGCAAGCGCTACATGCATGTCTACTACGTCACCCGCGTTAATCACGCGGTCTAAAACTACCCTCCGAAGGGCTTTAACCTTTACCAACATATAAAATCCTTTGAAGGGTACCCACCCTCCTAAGAGGGTAGGCACATGTGTTAGTGCGTCTAAGTAAATTACTTGTACTTATCGGCGCCCGAGATTTTCGCTGCGATACCAGCGCGGCGCGGAGCCCAATTGATAAATTGGCCGATCTTGACCGCAACTTGGTTGGTCTGGAACATCGAGACCGCAGCCGAGCCCGCCGTATCCGGTGCGCTGTCCATAATGAGCGACGCCTCACGCGAGAAGTCAATTTCCGGGCCTGCGTCCTCAGAGAGGTAAATCTCGTTCGGCAAGAGGATGTCAATAACGTTACCTGCAACGTTGTTAGACGTGATAACCGGGAAACCCTCCAGCGTACCGCCGTTGAGGTCGAGGCCGGGGAACCACTTAGCGCCGAGCGCATTACGCAGCGAACCCAAGTGCAAAGCACGGGCAGGCGACATAAGCAAACGAATACCACCAACCGGGAGGTTGGCCGCGATCATCGGAGCAATGGCCGCTTGCAAGTCTGCAATAAGGTCCAGTGCCGATTGCGAGCCGTCCGCAGTGGCAAGCGTTGCGCCCGAGGCAACCGGAGTAACGCCGTAGAACAAGCCAGCCGGGCTAACCGCCGTAGCTGCACCCGAACCGAGGAACGTAGCATCCAGACCTTGCGCCGTAGCCTCAACGAGGTTAGACAGCACCAACGACTCTACAGCCGGGTTAGAGAACTTGATAATCTCGTCCGAGAATGCCGAGATTGCGTACACCTTGTTCCAACCGAGGTTGACGTTAAAGAACGAGGCGGACGTAACCGGCGTGTTCTTAGCTTCACCAACCCAGCCGACCTGAGTACCACCGTTCATACCGTTAATACGAACGTTGAACGGAATCTTACGCATTCCCTCCAAGCGGCCCATGACCGTCTGCGGGTACAGCAGTTCAATAAAGTCCGCTGCGTACACTTCCGGGTAAATCAGGTTGCCCGCCCATGCCGCGACGGAGGTAGTACCAGCAGCTACAGCAGCCTTAACCACGCCATTAACAACCGCGTCATCCTTGTAGTGCTTAGCGGCCATTTGCTCAGCCAGCATCAAGTTACCGCGAGCGGCCATGAGCGTGAGCGCAACGCGGGCAACGGACGCACCCTTTTGCTTGTTGTCCTTAACTTCGACGCGCGAGGTGTCCGTAACGGTAAGGCCCTTTTCCGTAACGGCAACGGCGGCGGCGGCTTGGCGCGCTTCTTCCTCTTTCAGCAGCGCAACGCGCGATTCGAGAGCCTTAATCTCCGCCTTGAATGCTTCAGCTTGCGTAACCTCGTCATCCGACATTTGCATGCCCTTGTTGACGATTGCGGCCAGCGAGTCCGACTTAACGAGGATATTGGCGAGGGCCAGTTTAATTTGTTCAGCGAGGGTCATATGTAGTCCTATGTTTTAAATCAAAAAGAAAGCAGAAGTTTCCGAACACGCATTTCGTGCGTTTTGCGCGAGGCTTCCGCTTCCTCTTGCGCCTTAACAACCTCAGCCGCAGCCAACGCCGCCGCCTCGTCTTGCTCTTGGGTGTTTTCGCCCGGCACTTCGCCCGCTTGCGCGGCCTCAGCATCCTCTAGCGACTTGAATGCGGTAATGACCGCCTCCGGGTTGCACGGGATAGAAACCAAGGAAAGCTCATGTACCTCCGCCTTGGTAAAGTCCATGCCACCGGCTTTATTAGGTTCGTATTCCTCCGGTTTAAACCCGATGGATACGCCCTTAATGATTTTGTGCTTGATGCTGTGCCAAGCCTCATCCGTGCGTTGCTTAACGGTCCCTTCCTCGTCTACCTTTGCAATCTTTCCCTTGAACGGGAGACCCTTAGGAGTAGCTTTTCCGAATACCACAGTGCCAACTGGCTGAGCGTGGTTATGATTCAGGAGGAGCGGGACCTCGCTTTGGTAACGCAAGCCCTCAGGCTTAACGCTATCCTTTACACGGTCCAGGGTTGGCGTACTTGCGATACCCTCAAACTCGCGGGCATCCTCATTAACGCTCTTGATAACAAAAGCGCTAAACGCCTTGATACTCATTGTTGTTCGGTCTCCTATTCGTTGCGGGCGTAGTCGCCGTGGTAGTGTGTGCGCGCCGCACTAACCGCGTGCGCCGCTTCCTCCAGTGTCGTAACGACCTTGCAGAGGACTTGCTTGCCGTTAGCTTGTACGCGTGCTAAGTACCCGCCGCCGTCCAGTTTCCGAACACCACGCACGCCAAGGCGGTTATTCTTTTGAATGCCCTTGTTTTGCATGTTTTGCGCATGCGTAGCGGGACGTAGATTGTCTAGCCAGTCCTCGCCGGGTACTTTGTTCTTATGGTCTAAGTTGTCAGGAAGAACGCCATAGACGTACAACCACGCTAACCTGTGCCGCGAGTAGTACTTTCCGCCAATACCGATGTAGACGTAACCGTCTTTGCGCTTGCTTCCTGCAGGAGAGCCAACAATCGCACGATTACACGCGGAAACTCTCCACTTCATAACACCCGTTTCCGGGCTGTATTCGACTAATTCCCGTAGGCGAGTCTGTGTGAGCATATGTCTCGTGGTCAGAAAACAAGCAATTGGAAAGAGCGCTCCGGCTCAAGGTCAGCAGCAGCCAACACCGTTGCACCGAACGCCATACCCATAGCCACCATGCCGTCAATACGTCCGGTAGCTTTGGCTTTGTCCAGTTTGCGGTTACCGCTAGGGTCTTTTTGCACGACTGCGTTAGCCGCACACATGGTTAGTACGGGGTTATCGTCATGGACTACGCGCCCGTTGACTAACTCGGCCTCTAGCGCATCGAGGGCGGGCGAGAAGTCCTTAAAGCCTTGCCCGTGAGGGACCAATGGGAGGCGACCGCCGTCTTTGCTTGGCGTATCCGCGTCTATGCCTATGTCCTTGAACTCTTTCTTAAGGAGGTCAATTCGCCAACGGTCATATGCGATGCTGTGTACCTCGTAGTCCTGGACAATCTCCAGAATGTCAGCGGCTACAACCTCGTAATCGACGGTGCGACCGGGAGTAGTGCGTAGGTATCCCTGGTCCGCCCAAAGGTCATACGGCACACGGTCACGCTTAGCTCTATCCTTAAGGCCCTCTTGGGGAGTCCAGAAGTAACTAGCGGAGTGCCATTTACCCTCACGCCTACCGATAATCACGAACGCGGTTAAGTCGGTACGGGCCGATAAGTCCAGTCCGCCGAATACTTGCGAGCCGGGAGCAAATACGGGCGCACCCGCGCAACTTTTCCACACGTCCCGCGAGACAAACGGGGAGACCGTGGAGACGCGTTGATTAAGGATAAGGTTACGGAACGTATTTTCCCGCGAGGGCATACGCTTAGCTTCTGCGGCTTGTTGCTCTACGTCTTGCCGGGAGCGGAATATACCCAAGGCCGGGTTAGCCGCTTGCCAGCCCTTAGGGTCGTCTAGCTCCGCGTCCGGGTCCGCTGCGTACAGGTGGCATACGATACGCGGGTCACCTGATTTAAGCGCATCGTCAATCCAGATTGAGAGTAAGTCCGCGTCCGTAGCCGCTTGCGTGCTAATCGCAATGACCAACGCTTTACCATCGTGCGCGCCTTGGGCCGTGGTCACCGCGTCAATAAAGTCCGATTGCGGGCCGCGTACCTGGCCTATCTCGTCAAGGATTGCGAGAATAGGTGAGAGGCCGTGCGTGGTAGCCGCCTCAGCGGAGAGCGCTTTGTACTCAACGTTAAGGGGCTTTCCTGTTAGCTTCTTACCCGAGGGGCTTACGTGTACGAGGTCTCGAATATCGGGCGACAATTGCACCATCTTGACCGCGAGGTTAAACACCAGGGCGGCTTGATCGCGCGACATAGCGCCGGAGACGATTTGAGAGTTGAGCTTAGCCTCAGGGCCAACGAGGTGAGCCAGCAAGATACACGCGATAACAGCACTTTTCCCATTTTTGCGGGCCAGCGAGAGGATAGCCTTAGAGGTACCTGCGGGATTGTCGTAGACCGCTCTGATAAACTCCTCTTGAAATTTCTCTAGGTGGATCGGTTGCCCTACTAGCGCCCCCTCCGGTACCCGCAAATACCGCTCGATAAACGCAATTACGCGGTCTGCGCGTGTCTGTGCTTTAGGCATGGCGGGAAAACTCCCTATGCGCAGCAGAGCGCGCCGAGGTTACAGCAGCCTCCGCGTCCTCCAGCCTATTGAACAGGCCGAGGGATATCTCCTTTCCGTCCACCCGCAGCCGTGCGCGCCACTTTTTAGCGGCTCCGTGCCAACCCACGCCCTTGACACCGCTACGGTTATCCTTGCGCCGTTTAGCGTTGTACATGTTCTGTCCGCGCGTGGCGATACGAAGGTTTGAATATCGGTTATCGCCTGTGTCTCCGTTGTCGTGGTCCACGTCCATACCGTCCGGGACTTGGTAGCCGTCCACATACAGGAACACCAGCCGATGCGCGCGGTAGCGGACAAAGTTGATACAGATTTGCGTATAGCCGTCCTCGTCTACCGTTCCCGCGAGCGTTCCGGCAGCAATACGCCCACGGCGGGTGCGCCAGTGAAACTCGCCGGTGAGCGGGTCATATGACAGAAGCGACTTTAGGTACTCCTGAGTAACGCCAATCATTGAAGCGTACTAAGTCCGGGGATAAGGGAATGCTCCTCAGACCCGCGTACAGCGTCTACAGCAGCCTCCGCACCCTGTTGGGCTACCAGCTTATTCCCGCCGTCCCGCGAGCGGCCTACAGTGGCCTCAGCGTGGACATGGACAACACGGGAGAGGGCCACGGCGCGGCGTGAGAGTTGCTCTATAATGGCGAACAATGGATTAGCCGTCTTGGTACCGCGCGCATTAACGAGGATTGGACCCTCATCGTCTAATTGCTTCTGATATTTTTCTACGTCAGCTTGGCAACGGGCCAGGTTAGCCGCTAGAGCTAAGTCAGCCTTGTTCCAGGTGTTAGCCGCACGGGCCGATACAATAGCCTCCCAAAACGGGATATCGCACTCCCTTAGCTTTACATGCTCAGGAGGCTGAACCGGGCCAGCAATTACGGCTTGCATGGATTCCACGGCGTGCGTAGCTGAATCAGAGCGCTTGCGTGCCATATTATGTACTCCTTACTATAATGGGCTACGCGTATGTATGCGCGCGCACAACGGATTAGCCTTGGTAACCAGTGTCCGACCCATAGAGCGATGACCGTGTGCACACTAGGCTAACCACGGGGAATCTACGGGCCGGACTGTTTGCCTCTAGGGCGTGTATGGAGGAGAGTGCTGGATTCGAACCAGCGTCTAGGCATAGCCTCACAGATTTGCAGTCTGCAGCGTTAGACCACTCCGCCAACTCTCCATATGATTAATACAAGGATTCCTAACGGACTAGCCGTAACGGGCCGGATTTATGAGAGCTAAGGCGTTATCTAGCCTTTTATTTGGACTTAGCGTTTAAGCAGTTCGAACCTGTCGGTGTCCAAGGCTAAACGAGAATAATTCTCACCTATCCCCCGGTACTAATGAGAATCGTTATCATTCGGTCAGATGTGTTGGTATATCACAACGAAACCATGATAATCGTTCTCATTTACATTAACTCGGACCGATTGCCTAAATATCGAGCATCCTAGAACCCTTGCCGTATAAATTTTCTTAGAAATATAAAACTTAATTTCCAGAATAAGAACACGTTTGAGAAATAAGAATATTAGGTCTCAGACCAATGTATTATCCAATGGGTACTACCAATGTAGGTACCAAGGTTAGACCAAGGGTAACTCTCAATGTAATAACCAATGAGTAATTCAATGTAGACCAACAATGAGTTAATCAATGTGGCCTAGCCGTGGTTAGCGTACTCACCATGTAGACGTTCTCTAGCTGAGCGCACAGCATTGGTAGCAGCGTCTATACTTGTGTAGCTACCGAGGAAGTGTGATACACCGTTAGCGGTTACTCTAGCTATATACTTACCGTTACGTATGTGTACTCCTTTAATACCAGTAGTACTACGCTTAGATAGCTTGGTGTTATAGGCGTTATTAGTCTTGGTAGCTAATCTAAGATTATTGATACGGTTATCCGTAGGTTGGTTATTACGATGATCTACTATCTCATTCGGTATGTAACCGTACACATACAACCACGCTAATTGATGGCACGGGTAGTTAATACCATCAAGCATGATAGACAGATAACCACCACGTACCACGGGAGAACCAGCTACGCTACCTACTTTAATCCTACGTGCCTTAGGTTTTAACCAAGTGAATACACCTGTACAAGAATCATAGGCTAGATACTCTTTGAGTTTATCTTGGGTAATACTCAATCTATCTCCTATTAGGTATTCCAGTGGTGCGCTTTGCTGGTAGGATAACCATTACTATCTGTACCAGTGGTTACCTTATAACCTCTGTCATTAGCTGTTTTCCTCTCATGGCATGGAGTACATAGAAGTTGCATATTCCTATCATCATTAGTTCCACCATCCTCTAATGATTGAATATGGTCTACCTGACCAACTAATACAGCTATTCTACATTTAACGCATTGATAGTTATCTCTTTCTCTAATGCGCTTACGCTGAGCTACGCCTTTGCTACCTCGTAGCCTAGGGTATAATACTGGTTTAACCATGGTGTTATCCTTAGTTATTATATTAATAGGTATAGACCAACAGGATTTAACCTATTGGTATAACCATGGTTTTATATAGGGAATCAAAGAAAAGAAAGAGGCCGCATTGCACAGCCGAGGCGTTTAAAGAGCTTGCTTCTCTTAGTCTACTGACCAACTAATGTAGCAACCGCTTACAAACCTGCGGCCATTTGCTGGCGGGCTTTCTGGAGGTTTAAGAGCCAGTCCAGTGAGTCATATTTGGCGTACCCAAGGACTTCCTTGAGAGCCGGAATGCTGAGTTTCTCGGATAGCCTATGAATGGCAATCTTTCGGAGGTCGTTAAAATCCGGTCCATTAAGACCGAGCTTAGTACGGAGTCTAATGAACGCGGTTTGAACAGTGTTCTTCTGGAGGTCAGGAAATACACGGGAGGTATTATCACCGAGCCTACGCGTTAATACCGTCTTGGCTCTCGGAGTTAGCTCTATTACTCTCGTCTCATTCATGCGGATAATACCTTGGTCCAAGTAAACCTTATTGGATTCAAGGTCAATAATTTCCTGTTGGACTAAGCCGGTGTCCAATGCAAGTATTAGCACGTCCGATAGGCTGTTATTAGCTTTGTCTTTAGCTCCGTCTATTAACGCGTCCTCCTCAAACTGAGTAATCGGTCTGTACGGGAGATTAAGACGACGAGCGCGGAGCATGGTTACGGGATTAGCCGGAACCGTAACGCCCATATGTCTACGGGAGTGCTCAATTACAGACTCGATAATATCTAGCTCGCTATCCGAGAGGTTTTCTAATTCGGTCTCTTGAATATCTACGATAGGTGTCTCATACGTTTCCGCAAGACGTTCCTTAAGCTCCTCAGGGAACGAGGGATAGTACAGTGAGTACTCCTCAGCAGCTTCCGCAAGCGTGAACTCGTAAGCGGGTTGTGTCTTCAGCTCCCGCAATTCTGCGTCCTTGGCAACACGCCATTCTTCGGCCTCCTCAGCCGTGGCGAACGTCTTTTTAACTGGCCTAGCCTTATCCACGCGGACTACAGCCTGGTAGCTCACTCGTCCGTCTTTTCCGTATTTTGTAATGATGTTCGGCATGTGGTTTTCTCTATTAGTGTGTCTGCACGCGCGCTACTGTACTAGGGGCAACCAAGAATTGTCAATGCTTTTGCGCAACTCTGTACACACTTAAAGCATCGGGTAAGTACCTACGCAAAAAGATTGACGAGTTATGTGTACTCGCGTACATTTCGTTCCGTGGTCAGCGCAGCAGCAAGCGCTAGACGCAGGGCGGTAAGGGCTAGAGTACACGGGGCGTAAACGGTTGAACAAAAACGTTGACACCCTAATGCGGTCTAGCTAACATTCAGCCCACGCACTTGTTACTGTGTGTAACGAGGTGAAACAAAGTAGCAAGCAGTTTGTACCGGGAGCAGCACAGGCCACCCAGGCCCGGCAGCCCAAGCCGTAAGTAGCTCCAGTAGAGCGCGCTAAGTTAGCGAAGTGCCAGCGGGAGAATGCAAGGGCCGAATACTGAAATCGTTAGCTGTGGCGCAAGGCGCTTAAATACAGTGAACACGGGCTATGTGTCTCCTAGGAGGGGCAACCTGTGTACCCCAAGTAACGATGGGCCCAAAGGTTAATAGCTGGAGGGACTGACCGAAAGGTTAGATAAGGCGATTCTTACGAGTCTCCTTATCTACCCAAGGAGGTTTATCGTTATGTCTCGATTCACAATCGACCAGCGTATCAGTCTGAGCGGGCCGAAAACGGAGAAGTTGCCGGAATCGGCCCGTAAGCCTGTACGTAAGATTAATCATGCTGCGTGTAAGTCGCCTGGCTACGGTGAAACCAAGACCTCCCCAATGCGGGAAAGTGGTAGCCACGTAAGCCCGCGCGTCAATCCGAACAACGTACTAGCCCTCGGGCGCATGTTTCCACGGAAGCGAGCCCGAGTTTTAAAGGCGTTATCGGCGCAAGGCTTGTTAGACATAGTCGCAGTGATCGCTATTGTTCAGCCGAAAGTATAGCGTGTAACAGCCGCAACACTAACCGTAACGCAGCACCGACCAAAGCCGTACCTTGGTCTGACATTCCAGAATGGAGGGACGCGGACAGCACCGCACTACCGTATGGCAATTAGTTAGACGTACCAGGTAAAGGTTACCTGACCAGTAACCAAGTCGTTGCGTGAGCAACCAGTAGCACCCCCAATACATGATTAAAACTTTACAAGTCTCCGTACCTGTTAGCGGCAAGCCTGCTTTGCTTGTCCTAACGTCTAGCCTGACCCATTGCGGTATGCATGTATATCGAACGTGTGTAACTGAGCTTAACCGGGGCATGCTCGTAACGGTAGTAACCAATTGCGCGGGAGACTTCGAGGAGACGCTCCGCGAGCTTGCCGCGATACTTCCGGCACCGAATCAAATTGAGGTACAGGACGAGGTACCGCTCTTTCATTGACCAAGATACTTAGGAATCCAGGAAGTTAGGAATCCAGGATATCGGCACATTACCAAGGAACTGATATGAAATTTAACGCTACGTTCATTCGTGCTATTGCGCTCACGCTGGAACATGCCGGAGAGGCCAACGCGGAGG